CCCGCTTCAGCGGCTGCCGGTCCACCGAAGTGACGGTACGGACGAGCATTGCCGGCAGAGGGACGCCATCCGGCAGTCTATCTTCCTTGATCTGCCCGGCGGGGCTGATGCTCAGCACAGCTGCATTGCCGAGCAGCAGGGAACCGATGATGTCCGCACCGGTCATTCCCCGTCAGCCTTGTCCTGCCCGATGATCTTGCCGCGCGAGATCCGGGTATTGATGTATTGCTGCATGGCGCGCACGGCCTCGGCTTCCTTGAAGTCGAGTGACACTCGCAGGAACGGATTGGGTCTGGCGCCAGGATGCAACACCGTCGCGCCAACGAACTTGCCGCCGATAACAAGCGAGCCTTCCTTCGTACGCTCATTCACCTTGCGGACGCTGAGCCCTTGGCGCTGGCTGTCGTCGACCGAGATGAAGTGCGCTTCGGTGCCGTATTCAAGCCAGGGCGCGATATAGGCGCCGGGCCCTTTGACGATTACACGGCCAATTATGCGCCCTTCTTCGATCTTGGTCGTCACATGGATGCTCTCCGAGACTTCCTCGGAAATGGAGCGTTCCTTTGCTTCTGTGGCGACGACGGCCGCGCCCGTGCGAGCAGCGCCGCGTAGGACGCGCCGGGCCAGCTGGTCAGGGAGGCTCGCGATGTATTTGCTAACATCGCTTCGCCCGCGGATGGTGACGGTCACGCCGCGTTACCTGCTGGCCGATACTCTTCGACCATGAATTCCAACGCCTCGCGGTTGCCCAGCTCTGCGGGCCCGGAGATAATCTGAACGATCCGGTCGGCCTGCCAGACCTTTACCCCGTCCTCGCCTTTCACCATCTTGCCGATCGAAAACCGCATGTCGTCGGTGACGCCAGAGCGAAACCGTATGCGCACGCGCGTCGGCCGGTTGGCTACGTTGATGCCTTCGGCCAGTTTCTCGCCCCGGCTCGGGAGGTTGTCCTGCAGGTTCGCCCAGACCACTAGCACCGGAGCCCATTGGCCAAGCCCTGCGCCATCGAAAGCGTCATCTGCGGTCGGCCGCTCGATGCGGATGCGGCGATTGAAGTATCCGGCCGGAAACATCAGATCAGCATCCGGCGGAACGGCGCGCAGAGCTGGCGAACGCCGAACGGCACCTCGGCTTCTGTGCCACGATCGGTCACCGCCTCACGGTTCTTGTACAGATGGCCGAGAAACATCCGAACAGCGACAAGCAAGGACGGCGGCGCCGCTTCAGCATCGTATCCGGCAGCGAAGACGATTGAGACGCCCCCGCCGATCCCGGACGGCCAGCTGCCGCCAATTGCCGGAGCCAGGTCGCCGCGCTGGGTAAGCCGGAAGTTGCCGACGTCGCCCTCAACCGCCGCGCCGGCGGCATCCAGCCATCCAATCGAAGTAATGGACCTGACCGGAGAAACCGAGAGAGGCAATGCTTGGGCGGTGCTGCAGGGAAACCCTCCGGCCGTCCATTTAATGCCTTCGGTCGGCGCAAGCTTGATCTGGCAATAGCGCTCCACGAAGTCGATCGACGCGTCACGTAGCGCTGCGATCAGGTCGTCTTCGTCTTCACCGTCAACCCGCAGATGAGCCTTGCAAGCCTCGATCGGTAGGATCGCGTCGCCGTACCCTCCCGGGAACGGTACGTGAAGCAGCTCGAAGATCATCTGCGGGTCCCGTCAGTCAACGCGATCAGTCTGCCTTCCCGGCCTTGTTGGCGGGCGCGACAGCCATCTTGTTCGCCGGCACAACAGCGGCCTTGGCAGGCGCAGACTCGGGTGTCGGTGTTTGCTCTGTCTCCGGCTCTGGCTCCGGCTCCGGATCGTCGGCCGGCGCCCGCTTCACGGCGCCGAGCTGCTCGAGCATTTCGAAATCGGTCTTGTTGAACTCGCCGGGCGAACCTTCGGGCTCGCCGTTGAGGGGCTTGGTGAGGATGGCCTTGATCATCTCGCTTCTCCGATAGAGTTGCAGGGAAAGAGGGGCGGGCCGCGGCCCGCCCCAGCGTCATCAGGCAACGCGACCGAGATCGCCGTAGACGATCGCTTGCGGCCGGTAGATCGCCAGCGCGAGTCTTTCTTCCGCGCGGATCGTCACTTTGTTCTTGACGAAGTTGTCCTGGTCTTCGGTCGACACTTCGACAGTGGCGTCCTGGCGATCGAAGATCTGCGCCGCGAGGTCGAAGGCGCCGACGAGAGACTTGTCGACGCCCATTGCCTGCGTTTCGACGACCGGAAGGCCCCAGAGCCGTTTGTCGATGGTGCCCTGCGGATTACCGATCAGGTAACGGCCCTGGGTATCCTTCAGCATCTCGATCGCCGCCATGTCGATCGGGTTGAGCACGATCCCGTTCGCGGGATACTCGGCGAGAGCGACCTGCAGGATCATGAGGCGGATCACATCGACAGGCGTCGCTGCGACGAGGCTGCCGGCCGCCGCGTATGCCGTAGCGTTGGTGACCAGTCCCGGCAGGTTCTGGCTGGTGCCCGAACCGTTCAGGAGCTGGGTTTCTTCCGCGAAGGCAAGTCCGTAGCGAAGGCGGTTATCGATCATCGAGCGCAGGCCGGGCACGTCCGCCAGAATCTGCACCGATGCGCGCATCCAGTGCGCGATGGTGCGGACATTCGCGGTCGCGTCTTCGAACTGCATTTCCGACTGGGGTTTGACCGCCCCTTCGGCAACGGGCGCTGCGTTGTTGGTGAACAGCTTCTCGCGCTCATACTCGATCTGGTTGCTGGCCGTCGTGCCAGGCGCCAGCAGGGCACGGATCGTCATACGGCGCTGCTGCAGCGGCACCGGGCCGACGCGGGTCGGCTGAACGAGGGCGCCGACGCTGCCAGCGGCGTCGGTGGTGAGCGACGTGATGTCCTTCACCTCGACGACGTGGCGACCGCGGGGCCGGGTCTGGCCGGCGAAGGACTTGAACCCTTCGTCACCGGTGAAGCGTTCGCCGGCGGTCTGGCCGTCTTCGCCGCGGTGGTTCTCGCGCGCGAGCTTTTGCTCGAGGTCGTCCAGGCGAGCCTTCGACTCGTTCATGCTGGTGACCAGCTCGTCAGCCTTCTCCTTCAGGCTGGTCGCCAGGGTGTTGCCGCTCTTGGCTTCGGTGAGTGCCTGTTCGGCGATTTCCCTGACCGCGTCGTGCTTACGCTCGAAGTCGGCCTTCACCTCGGACGCCAGCTGGGCAGCGGTCTTCGGCGGATTGGGGTGGTCCTCCGGACCGCGAAGGTAGCGACCGGCCTTGATCTCGCGCGCGGTCATGGGGCCTACGGCGAACGCGGCCGAGGCTGCCCCGAGGAGCATCATCTTCTTCATCATGTGCGTCAGTCCTTGGATCGGCAGGAAACCTGCCTGGGGTTCAGTTGCCCAGCAGGGCAGCGAGGAAGTCAGCGCCGCTGGGTTCGGGAGATCCGCCGGACTCGCTCCGGAGCAGATGGGGAAGGCCGTGCGCGGCAACGACCGCGGCCTTCGTCTTCGAAAAGCCTGCCTCGCGCAGGAGCCGCTCGAATTCAGGAAGAGTGGGCAGCTCACCATGGGCGAGCTTGAATTTGACCGCGTCGATGCGCGCATCGTCGTTGGCGGGGAAAGTCACCAGGCTGACCTCGATCAGGTCCACCTCGAGCAGCGTACGAATGCCGGTTTTCTCGTCGTAGGACGACTTGCGCACCCAGTAGCCGATCGAAAGACCGGTGACGGCGCCGACGCGCATCAGTGCATGCGCTTCCTTCGCCTGGGCGACATGGTCGACCAATAGGCGTCCTTGGACGCGCAGGCCCGCATCATCCTCGACGAGATCGTCGTAGACGCCAATCGGCTCTGCTGAGCGGTGCTGCCAGAGCACCGGCACCTTGCGCTTCTTCGCCTTCAGATCAGCAAGGCTCTTCTTAAACGCGCCCGGCGCGACAATCTCGTTGTAGCTGTCGACCACATTGGCGACCGAGCCGTACCCGGTGAACAGACCGTCGTCGGAGATGTCCTCGGCTTTCACCGACAGATCGAAGTCGCGCACCTTCAGCGCACTGTTCTTAAGCTGCATTGGCGTCGTCCTTTGCCTGCTCGATGGCAGTGGTAAGCGGCACGTCCTGCATTTGGACCATCGCCACGTCACCGCCTGGTATGGGCGGCAGGTTTTCAAGGGCCCGCGCTTCATTGCGGGTCATCAGGCCCAAGCGGACCATGATTTGGTAGAACGATGCGCGCCCGGCGCTGTCGCCGCGCAGCAGGCCCTCAAGGTTGAACTCGATCGTCATGCCCGACTGGCGCTCGGCGCGGGTCAACAGCTGCTTCATCATCGCGCGCTCGATTCGGCGCAGACGCTTACGCAGCGTGAACTTGATGAAGCCCAGGACGTCGACTTCCTTGCCGGTGCCCCAGTTGGACGATTTGTCGCCGTAACCCACCATCGCCGGCGGCACGCCGAAGATACGGCAGATCTCTTCACCGCCGAACTTGCGGCTATCGAGCAACTGCGCGTCCTCGGGTGAGATCGACAGAGCTTGCCACTTCAAGCCACCGTCGAGCAGCATTGGCCGCCCTGCATTGAGCGCACCGACAAACTTGTCCTGAAGCAGCTGCTCCAGTTCGGCACGCTGGGGGCCGTCTAGCTTGTCTTCAGCCGTCAGAACGCCGCTGGAAACGACGCTATTGCTGAACATCTGGGCTGCGGTGGAGTCGGTCGCCATCGCCGACTGAAACGCACCAGCGCACATGGACAGCGTTGACCCGCCCTTCCTGCGATTGCCGCCAAAACCGCGGATGTGAAGCATCTCGTCCTGGGAGCGGACTTTGCGAGTACCATCCTCGACCCACTCGTATTCGAGAGCGCCGCTCGCGATGCGTCGCACGTCCATGCCGATCGGCGACACTGGGATCAGCGCGGATACGTGCCCGGCACCGTTCTTGAACTTTTCGGCGTAACCGTTGCCCTGCAGCTCGATCGAAGCGGCGAGGAATTCCCAAAATTCATAGTCGCTGTCGTCGAAGTTCGGGTCGAGCTTCAGCACCCAGTAGAGCGGGTGATTGGTCGCCTCGCGCCGAATTCCGTCAGCGTCGCGGCGAAACACGGTGGCCGAGAGGCTCGCGATTGTCCCCGCGATCAGGTTAACACAGGCATAGGTAGCTGAGAGCCCAAGCGGATTGCTGCAAGCGATGTGGTCGGAATGGTCAGCGACCGTGACACGGTTGGTAACGAAGTTGTCCCGGTCATGAAGGGACGCGCGCCCGCCATCAGGCGTCCACGTGTTTTTGGCCGCCGGCGCCACGGCAGGAGCCCTATAGCTGGCCTCCGCTTTCTTCGCGGCCGACGAGAGCTTGTAACCCGTCACGCCGCGCGCATCCCGGCGATCCAGTCATCGATCGAAACGCGGACACCGGTCCCGGCGACCGGGTTGCGCTCCATGAGCTTCACAGCGTTGAACAGCGCGCACAAGGGGTCGATCTTCGCCTTCCCTGCCGCTTCCTTGGTGATGTACACCGCGTTTCCTCGCTGTTCGGCCTTCGCGTTACCCACGCACCAGGCCATCATGTCCGATCCGTCATGGCGCAGAGTCCCGTCGCGCAACTTGCGCTCCGAACTCCACACCGCCGACGAAAGCTTGAATCCCTGCCCGATCGCGACGAGCTGGTCGTCGGTCAGGCCAATACCGGTCAGCGCATCAACCAGGCCGCCGACTGCCAAAGGGTCAATCCCGACTGCGCCCTTATCGGGCATCAGCCCGCTGTCCCTTACCTGCTCAACAACGGCAGCCACTTCCTCAATGTCCTGAGTGGCGCTGTCGCAAAGCACCAGCGTGCCTTCACGCTCGAAGTCGAGCAGCCGCGGAGCGATGTCCTTGCGCAGCGGCTCTTTGCCGTCGACCGCCATAACGACGTTTCGCTGCACCCAAGCGCGGGCCCAGCTCAACCAGGTCCCGGTCACGCGCTCGCGACCGAGTACGGCCACGCCGAAGAGGTCGTCTAATCCGCCACCGTCCACGCCACAGACTACGACTTCGCAACGCGAAAGCAGATCCTCCAGCGTCAAAGCCGGCTCGGTGGCACCCAGCCAGTGATCAGCTCCGCGCCACCGCTGGGAGTGCAGGCCAAGGCCGATCTCGATATTCAGGTGCTGAGAAGCCCAGCGGGCTAACTCCGCCGATCCCTTCTCCTTGGCCTCGTAAAACTGCGGCCGAAGCAGGTCGATCTGGACTGATCGGCCAAGGTTCGGCAGCACCATGGGCCAGCAGGTCGGCTCCATCCATGGCTGCTTCGGGTCGACTTGGAACTCTTCGGGAAACTCGTACAGGATCGGCAGCGTCGTTGCGCCTTCGCCCGTCAGCCGACCGTCGCGGATAGCGCGCGCCAACTGTAACTCTTCCTTGAACACGCCTGCCGGCGGCTCGTCCGACTGTGTCGTGATCATGTATAGGAACGCGCCTGGTCGCGAGACCATGCCACCGTAGATCTGCCCTAGAACTCGGCTCGCGTAGTGAACCTTGCCCAGGATATGCAGCTCATCAATGATCGCCCCTTTCGGGATGCCACCAGTCGAGACCTTTTCGTCGAAGGTCTGCACCTTGAGGGTGGACTCGGTTACCCGGTCGACGATTGTCTTGAGATGTGCCCTGACGTGGAACCGCTGTTGCAGAACCGGATCGGCCATGATCATGCCTTCGGCCTGGTTAAAACCGCGCTGCGCGATCTCCTGCGTCGGTCCGAAGAGGTAGTATGGCTGCCGCGGCTCCGGGTCCATCAGCAGTGCCGTCACGCCGATCGCGCCGGCCTTCGTCGTCTTCGAATTCTTCTTGGGCACCAGCTCGAAGATCTTGCGCACCCGACGGCGGCCGTCCGGCATCATCGAACCGAACAGCGCCGCGACTGTGTCGCGCTGCCAGTCGCCCGCCGCCACCCGCATTTCTGGCCGGTCTCCAACGTCGGGCAGGCGCAGCTTGTTGAAGATCTGTACAGCCCGGCTCGCCATCTCCCGATCCAGAGGGAGGTCAGGTATCAGGCTCCGGCCATCGCGTAGCCGTTCCTTCCAGTCCAGGCACGCGAAGTTCCAAGTGTCCATTTAGGCGTTGCCGATGGGGCCATGCAGCAGAGGGCCCCAACCGTTATCCTCGCGGCCGGCATCCCATGCCGCATCGCGCCGCTCTTCCTTCACGCCCTTGCGCTTCGTTGCCTTCGTGGGCCCCACCGGCGCCGGGCCGAGCCGCGACTTGTCCAGGCGCTTAAGCAGCTTCTCGGTCGCAGACGTCTTCCCATCGATCGACTGCTGGTTCAGCCGCTGCAGCAGCTCGGCCTCGAGGCGAAGCCCGGCGTGGCGCTTGGCGCGCTTCAGGTCGGGGTTCGAAAAATAATGCTTCCGCATGGTCGGCACCGACACGCCGATGGCCGCCGCGCAGTCCACTTCGGTCCGACCCATGCCGAACAGCAGGACCAATTTCTCTAGGTTTTCTGCGGTTGGCACGTGCTGGTCACGCCCGCGCTCGCCTTTGTTTGGGGGCACCGGATGGCCGAGCAGGTCGAACGGCAACCAACCCGGCCGCCCTGACTTGCTCGAAACATCACTCGACACGAAAAAAACCTCCGAATGGGACGGGATGCGGTACAGGGGCCGCCGACCCCCCGAACTTTCGACCACCCCCCTCCCGATCGACCTCGGCGGACGAGGGCAGGGGTCACCGACCGCCGCGCGCCCGCCGTGCCTTAGCCTCGGCCGTCTTCGTGTTGTGGTGGGGTAGGCAGAGCCATTCGAGGTTGAGCGGGTCGAGATCGGCGCCGCCATCCTTCCGCTCGACCTTGTGGTCGAGGATCAGGCGCTTGGTGGAACCGCAGATCGCGCACCACTTGTTGGGCTGGAGGCGACGCGCCTCGGCCCACTCGGGCGACTGGTAGAACCGGTCAGCCACCTTGGGCATCGCGCGCACCCTGGGCGCCATGCCAGCCACCCGAGGGGGCATGGCCTTGAGCTTACCCATGATCACAAGCCTGAAACGACAGCGGGCGGCCAAGCCGAAGCCTGACCGCCCGCCGCAGGGGAGAGACACGTCTGTGGTCGCAATGACCTCAGCGTGCCCACTGGCTACCCCATAAACTTGTCCAAACGGACACCCTTTATTTTCGTGTCCAAAATCTGAGACTCTTGACGCGTTGGACAAAGGATAGAGCACGAGTCGCGCACCATCCGCCCTGTCCAATCCCTACGCTACTCGATTGGACGCCATGTCGAGAGCAACCGCCAAGCGCCCGATCGCCCGCTCGTAAGCCTTGCGCATGCCGTCGCTGGTGGTGGGCAGCACGCACCGACGAGCGATGTTGAACAGCTGGCCACCCGTCGAGCGGTAGACATGGTCCCACCCGAACCCATCAGGTCCAGGCCAGCGCTTCATCACGATCACCTTGCCCACCAGTGGACGATGGCCCTCAGGGATTGCATTGGCCAGCGGCCGCTCGCCGGTCAGCATGCGCTCCACGAGGTTGGCGCAGCGCCTCGTCAGCTGCGGCGAGGGGCTGGCCTCCGCATCGGCATAGTCCGACTGCAGGTCCCGCACGATCGCCGGCCATGCCGAGCGCTGCCCTGCGGCGAGGAAGGCGCGCTCTCGATCGGGCATCGCGCCGAGGTACTCGATGGCAGCAGTGAGCGTGTCCTCTGCCTCTTGCCACGTAACCACGTTCATTATTTTTCCCCTCAAACAACAACATCAATTTGAATACGGACGGTACGGACGGTTGGAGGGCGCACAGGTTCAAAGCCCATGCGCGCATAGGCGCATGTAGATGACGAGGACCTAGTGAACCGTCCGTAACCATCCGTACTGGCGCGAAACACGAGGGTTTCTGCGGCCTGAGACTACGGATGGTAGGGCCTTGAAACGTCCGTTCAGCCATCCGTATGACCATCCGTATCGGGCACGAGGCCAGCAACAATCGGTCGCGATCGATGCTAGCCGACCCCGCGCACCCCCGCAATGTACGGACAGTTGCCCCAACCATCCGTAACTATCCGTAAGCTGGGCCAAGGCGCGCGCGGGCTCAGTCATCGCCGAGCAAATCTTCGTCACCGAAGCCCCGTTCTGACCAATCGTCGCGCCGATCCAGTCCCTCCCGATCGGCCCCGAAACCGCGAGCCGGCTCCGCCGGCTGCTGGGTTGACCTATCGGGCGCACCCTGAGCACTCCCGCCGATCAGGTCCCCTGCGATGCGCAAGCGAATGCCTACGCGCACCTTGTTGCCCCTGCCGTCCTTCTTACTGATGTGGGTACGCTGGGAGAGGTCCCTGCCGAACTTCGTTGGGGTCCACTTCTTGCGTTGCTCCTCGTCGAGGTCGTTCCGCTCCATCCATTCCCGGAAGTCGTCCAGCAGCACCTTCGACGGGGTGTGAACCTCCCGATCGCCCGTCTCGCAGCGCTCAGAGATCCATTCACCCAGCGGGCTCGACGATGCCCAGAAGTCGGCCAGCTGCTCCGCTTCGATCTGCGGCACCGGCACGCGCCGATCGCCTAGCCAGTCCAGGCACCCTGCGATCAGCCAGTTGAAGATGCCGCTCAGCTCGCTGGTTAGCCGCTTGAACAGCTGAGCAGGGGGCTCGAACCCATCCTTCGTCTTCGACAGGTCCACCGGCCAGCGGATGAGGCGGAATCGGCGCCGAAAGCCCTTGTCGTCGCCCGGCATGTTCGGTGTCGGGTTCACTTCGACGAACAGCTTCCATCGCGGCTTGAAGGTTATCTCGGTGCGCTCATTCGACCCCCGCGCTGTCACGTTGCCGCCGCCCGTCACCTGTTTCAGCGTTTCGCCATCCCACGTCGCATGCAGCGGCGGTTCGTCGCAGATCACCATCCGCAGGTCGCCGGAAAGGCGCACCAGGTCGGACCTGTGTTCGCTGCCGCCTTTCTGGAAGGCCGGCTTCAGGAACGTCGCCACCTTGGCATGGCGGTAGTAGTCGCCGTGCCCGTGAGAGATCACCTCATGGGTCTTCGTCTTGCCGTCGCCGCCGGCGCCCTTGTGGACATAGAACTCCTCGCAATCCGTCAACCCGGTCAGCGTCTGGCCGTACATGCGGGCAAACACGGCACGTTGCTCGGCCTCGGGCTGGATCAGTTCCAGGCGCTCCAGCCACATCGGGCACGTCGCTTTCGGATCATATACCCAGTTGGAGATCTGCATCAGCATATCGCCGGGCGCGTGTTGGTCCTGGAACAACTCCACCCACTTGCCATCGGCCTGCCGGCGCACAAACCGCAGCGTGCCGTTCTGGACGTTGTACGTTAGCGGATCCTTGTCGAAGTCTTCGGACCAGGCGCGCATGCTCGCCATGTCCCGGGCCTGCGTCAGCATCGCCGCCGTCTGGGCCGCGTTGCCCGACTTCATGGCCCACTTATGGAGCATCGAGAGGCGATCGATCGCCAGCTCGGGCGTGCACCAGTCACCGTACCGATCAATCAGGGCGCGGCCGTCGGGGTCCTTCTGGCTGCCGATCAGCTGCGACAGCGCCAGCGCCTCGTCATGGATATGCTGGGCAACCTCGTGGGCGACGGCGCGGGCGCGGAACCCGCCCTCGCGTTCGGACCAGCGCTTGCCGTCGAAAGCCACCCAGAAGCGGTCGTCTACCCACTTTAGCAGACCCTTCGACAGCGCCTCGAGGCGGCGCGCATTTCCGTAATCGTTCAATTCGAACCATGCCAGCTCCAGCGGATCATTCACTGGAACCGGGATCATCTGCCCCGTCACTTCAACCCCCTGTTCATTCTACTGATCTGCGCATAGGCGACGGCCGCACTGGCCTGCCGCTGCTTGATGGTGGGCGCCTTCTTCTCGGCCGGAGCCGCGCCGGCGAACATGGCGACCAGTTTGCTGTCGCCCTCGATCTTCGGGGCAGGCTGCGGCCCGTCACCGATCTCGCGGTAGATCTGGAACAGCTCCTCACTGGCCAGCATCATGTCGCGGCCGTGCTTGTCGCACTTCTCCAACCACAGGCAGGCCTCGGTGATCTTGCGCGGATCGAAGCCGGATGCGCGCGCCTTCTTCAGCTCCAGGGCGATGGTGTTGCGCATCTCTACCCGCTCGGCCCGCAGCTCGAGCACCTTGCTGATGATGGCGCGCAGCTGGTCCTCGCTGCTGGAATTCGGCGGCGCGACGAACTTCTCGCGCTTGGCGGGCGGCCCAGCGTCGGCATGCGCAGTGGCATGGCCGGCAACGCCCATGTCGGCCTCGTACTGGGCCAGCAACTCGTCCGCGGCATCGCGATCGGTCGGGTTCATGCCCATGCGCCGCACCAGGTTGCGGATCGTCTTGCGATCGTACCCCATGGCGGCCGCCTGCTCGTACACACCGCGCCGCCCTTCCATGGCGTCGCCGATTTCCTGATTGTAGGACTGGATGGCCTTCACGAGGCCGCGCAGTCGATCGTCACTCATGACGTCTCCCCGCTTTGGCGGGCGCGGGTGATGAGGCCGTGTCCGTTCAAAATCGCATCGTTCTGGCATTTCGCGCCGTGTTGCGTTCGTGGTTCGCACATCGCGAGCGCTTCAATGCTCGCGCCCAACGCCTCGACCAACTCCTCCACCAGCTTCTCCTGATCGGAGGGGGCGGGGTCAGGTTCTTTCGGATGCGACCATATAACGGCGCTGTAGGGTACGCGCTCGTCACCAGTCTTGATCGTGATGCCATCCACTCGTTCGCGGGAAAGCGTCGGCCGCCGCACGCGCAGCAGCGAAGGAGCATCCTTCCGGCTGATGTGGTAAGCGCTGTAGAGAGGAGTTTCAGGTGGCAGCGTGCGAAGGTTCGCGATCATGTTGCCCACTGTGCAAGGTCCAGACCATGCCTCGGACCAATCCCCCTCGCTCGCGGCGGGCATGGAGGCACGATCGTTCCATGTGTCAACGGCTTCGGCCTCGGACGCTTTGTAGGGAATCTGCAGGGGGCACACCGGGCATGCGACCGACCAACCAGAAGAGTGCCGGTTTGGCATCACGATCGGTCGATGAGCGGCGAACAGTTCAGGGTCACTTTTGTCGTGTGAGGCACACCATGGGTTCGGGCAGGGCTTGAGCGCCACCGCTTCCACGGCGCTGTTCGTTGCGTCGGTCATACCATCTCCTGAACTGCATCGTTGAAATCCATGCCCGCAGGCGGCTGCACGGCCCGCGCGCGGCACCCGATCGAGCGCCAGCCCTTGACCATCAGCTCGCCGCAGATCCGTGCGCGCTCGGCGCCGGTCACCGCACGCCGCACGATCGGCCCGCCCTTGTGCTCGACCAGCGCCTCGCCCAGGTACTGGCCGGTGCGCGGGTGCTTCTGGCCCCGCAGCGGACTCATGTCGGCGTCGACGAGGCCAACCACGTCGCCGCGGTGCCCGGGGATGAGGAAGCAGGGCTTTTCCGGATCGGGCCGCACGTCGAACAGCGGCCACACGTTGTTGCGCCACTTGCGCATTCCGCCCTGCAGGTTGTCGAGGCTGAGCGCTGCAATCCCGACGTCGCCGGCATGCGCCCCACCGATCGCCATGGCGGACAGCACCGTCTCGTTGCCTTCGCCCACCCACAGCTGCGCGTCCGGCCGATAGTCGCCCAGCACCACGCACCCGCGCCCGGTCGGGCCCAGCATCACGCGCTTCGGAAGCCAGGGGTTCTTGTCGTCCGGCTTCGCCCAGGGCGCGCGGCGCTTCATCGTCCCGGTGCCTTCCGGGTTCAGGAACGTGACGTGCACACCCACCGGCACCCATTCCAGCGCCGGAAACTCACCCATCATCGTGGGCACTTGCACTAGGGCGATGATCGCCGGCGCCGTCAGCACCTTGCGCGGGTCCGTGCCGACCTCCCAGGGGAAGCACGGGCAGTCCGACATGTAGCGAAATTGTGCGAGGCGCTCCGCGCCTGTCTGAGCCTCCGGAACGCCGCGCCCCATAAAGTACTGCCGCACCGTGCGATCGTCGCGGCGCGCGTGGCGCCAAATCCAGCGCCCCATGTCGAGGGTATCGATCTTCGGCCGCTGCGCTTGGCGCCGTGGTTGCTCGGTCTTCACCCGCTGCACCGGTCCGCGCGCCGCGCGATCGTCGCCGCCGGTGTCGCAGATGCCAGCCATCCGCTCGAGGTCGGCCAGCGCATCCATGAAGGTCCAGCCCTTCAGGTCCATCACGAACTTGAACATGTCGCCGTGCCAGGCGCAGCCGAAGCAGTGGCCGAAGCCGTCGCCCTTGTCCGCGTCCTTCACGCTGAAACTCAGCGAATCGCTGCCGTGGAATTCGCACTTCGCGCGGCGCCGGCCGTTCCCCGCCGAGCCGGTCAGCTTCCAGCTGGCGGCGATCACGTCGCCGATAGTCAGCCGCCGCCGCACCTCGGCCTTGCGCTCGTCAACCGTCGGCATCGTCGCCCTCCGGTTCGCTCGCAATCCCGGCCATCAGATCCCGCGCTTTGCGCAGGGTGCGGATGGCGCGTGGCAGGTCTAGCCCCGGTCCGGTCCCGCACATCTCGCGGGCCTGCTGGGCCATGCGCATGACTTCGGTCGCCAGCAGGCAAACCTCCATCCGCGTTGGGCCCTGCGGCCCGAGGTCCGAATAGGCCGACATCAGACGCGCGCCGGCATAAGGACCTGGAGAAGGGCGCCGACCTCGTCTTCATCCTCCCACCCGGCGATACGAACGGCGCTGGCCCCGTCGCCGTCGCAGCGCAGCGCCACGACGTCGCTCGCGATCGCGCCCAGCGCGGCGAGCAGGTACTTGCTGTTGAAGCCCAGCTCGAACGCGGGCCCGCGGTACTCGCAAGCGAGATCCTCGCTCGCCTCGCCCACGTCGATCGACCGGGCCGAGACTGTCAGCCGATCCTCGTCGAACGCGAACTTCACGATCCGCGTCTCGCCCTCGGCCATCACGGCCACTCGCTTGACGACGGCCGCCAGGCTTGAGCGGGCGACTGTGACCCGCTCCTTGGGGTCACTCGGGATGACGCGGCCGTAGTCCGGGAATTCACCGTCGATCGTCTTCGCGATCAAGGTGACTTCGCCGTCACCCTCGGTCGGCATCGTGAACTGCAGCCGCGATCCCGTCGCGTTGCACTCGATCAGCACAACGGGCGGCTCGCCTTCGCTGCCCTTGGCCGCCTTGTCGGCATGGGCCAGCAGCTTCTCTAGCACAGCCACCGTCTTGCGGGCGACGATCACCGCAGGATAACTGGTGGAACCCACGGGCCCGTCCATCCTCAGGCGCGCGAGACGATGGCCATCGGTCGTCGCGAACCGCAGGTCCAGGTCGACCGGGTGCATGAACACGCCGTTGAGGTAGTAGCGCGTCTCCTCGGTCGAGATCGCATGCTTCACGGCTGCCAGGACGTCGCCCAGCTGGCTGCATGGCAGCTCGAAGAACCCGTCCAAGTCTATCGGCGGAGGCGCGGGGAATTCTGTCACGGGCAGCGCGTTCAGCTTGAAGCGCGCAGCGCCGGCCGACACCGTCGCCTGCCCGGACCATTCTTTCGACCATGCAGATGGCACTTCGATCCGCACCATGGCCTCGCTGTCCAGCTCGGTCAGCACCGCCGCCAGCTTCTTCGCCGGCAGGCAGACGGAAAATGCCTGTAAGCTGGTCAGCCACTCACGGCTGTCTGGTCCGTCGCGGTCGGCCGTGGCACAGTTGCGTGTCGCCCACTGATCCAGGTCGCTGGCCATTACTGTAAGCTGCTGGTCCTCGACCTCGATCAGCACGTGCGACAGCACCGGGATGGTGTTGCGCGCCTCGATGATCTCCAGGACATCCTTCAGCGCACCAAGCAGGACTGAAGCCTGGACGCGCGTCTTCGGACTACGTTTGGTAGCCATATTCACCTCTTCAGTTTGCAGATGCACTCAGGTGGCGCAGGCGCCGGGGATCAGGATCTTGCGAGCAGCTCGGCCAGTCCCCAGACGAAGCCCAGGGCGGCTCCACCCAGCACCATCGCCACCGCCCGCGCGTAAAGGATAACGGTCGCCATCACTGGCCGACCTCCTGTTTCAGGATCTCGGCGAACCGGTTCAGGCCCTCGCGGCGCAGGCGAACGAAGCCGCCTTCGACCAGCAGCCGAAGCCGATAAT